GGAAGGGATGCTATTCCTACTATTCTCTCTGACGCTCTGGCTGTTTCTTTCGATAATCATATAGGACACGATTACTTAGAAGACTACGAAGAAAGATATGAGTTATATCATAAAAAAGAAGATAAGATCCAATTCGACCTCGAATTTTTCAACAAGATTACAAAGGGTGGGATTCCGAATAAAACACTCAATATTGCTCTCGCTGGCACTGGTGTTGGTAAGTCTTTGTTTATGTGTCATGTCGCAAGCAGTGTGCTACTCCAAAACAAGAACGTATTATACATCACGCTTGAGATGGCTGAGGAGAAAATTGCTGAAAGAATTGATGCTAATCTTCTAAATATTCCCATACAGGATATTACTGATTTACCTAAACCTATGTTTGATAGTAAGGTAGTATCCTTATCAAAGAAAACTCAAGGTAATCTTATTATCAAGGAATACCCTACAGCATCAGCACATAGTGGTCACTTTAAGGCACTACTCAATGAACTATCATTGAAAAAATCTTTTAAACCTGATATAATATTCATAGATTACTTAAATATATGTGCGTCATCACGTTACAGGGCAGGATCAAATGTTAACTCGTATTCCTATATTAAAGCGATTGCTGAAGAGCTCAGGGGTCTTGCAGTTGAAGCTAATGTACCTATCGTCTCCGCTACTCAGACGACTCGTTCTGGCTATGGTAGTAGTGATGTCGATCTTACTGATACAAGTGAATCCTTTGGTCTCCCAGCCACTGCTGATCTTATGTTTGCTCTTATATCTACTGAGGAACTGGAAACGCTAAACCAGATAATGGTCAAACAATTAAAAAATAGATATAATGATCCAACTATCTACAAGAGATTTGTGATAGGTATTGATCGTGCAAAGATGAGACTATATGATTGTGAACAGAAAGCACAAGATGATATTGTTGACAGTGGAAGTGGAGAGGAGTATAATAATGAAGATAAAGTCCCAAAAAAATCATTCGCTGAATTCAATTTTTAATTATGTCTGGAGATTACGAAACACACAAAAACCAACAACCTCATGTAAGTTATGCAGGAAATAAAGTTGACTTGGATAAGTATGCTTTATTCGTGGATGGTGTCACATCCAATCCCAGTAAAGATTATCAATCTTTCCTTGAGAGTCTTAGTACCCTTGACGGAGAGGGTTCCAATATTCACAGGCTTCTTACTGCTGCTGTTGGGATTAGTGCTGAAGGTGGTGAATTTATGGAGATCGTTAAAAAAATGGTTTTCCAAGGTAAACCTTGGAATCATGATAATCGTGAGCATCTTGTTATTGAGTTGGGCGATGTGATGTGGTATGTGATGCAAGCATGTGCAGCATTGAACGTAACACTAGATGAAGTTATAGAAGGTAATGTAGAAAAGTTAAAGAAAAGATATCCTGGTGGAGACTTTGACGTGCATTATTCTGAGAATCGTGCAGCAGACGACAGATAAATAGTCAAAAAGATGGCTGGTCAAAGAGGGTTTCTTTATGAGAGATCAATCTTTAATAAGTTAAAGGGAAAGGGGATTACACCAAGGGGATCAAAACCTGCAGGTGCTAATCCAAATTTGCCTGATGCAGTGTTTGTATATCAAGGACAACCATATAATTTAGAAGTAAAATTAGATCTAAGAACAGATTTTGGTCAAGGTACTTTAAATTATACTGATGGAATCTGGAGACTAGGTGGAGCATCAACACCAGAAGCAGAAGAAATGAGAAGATTATTATCATCATTAGGCACCGCTGAATTTGCAAATGAAGAATGGGGTAAGAAGGGTGCACCAAACAAAGGGTCTGTTCAAACCTCTGATTTTACACAAGAGATGGTTAGAGAGGATTATTATCGCTTCAAAGATGGATTCAAACCAGTAGATAAAAGAAATGTTTGGGATTATTACGCTGCGAAGAATACTTACTATATTCAAATAGGTGGTTATGGTTTATTTTACATGTCTGCAAATCCTGCTAATCTTCCTGTAAGAAGACTTGATGTTTCAACAAGATTAAGAATTCGTTTGAAGAGAGGTGGTAGTTATCCAATAAACAATTATAGATTTACAACTGCCTTGCAAGTTACACAAAAACCACCAAGTTCTCCTATTGATATAGATAGGAATATTGATCAGTTGGTTGCATAATGGACGATCTACTTAACTCATTAATTAAAGAATTTAAAAAACAAAAAATTATTCGTGGAAATATCTATGATAATTTTATATTTTTCTGCTATCATGCACTAGGTGCTGATAAAGATGATAAATATAGACATACAAGAGCATCTATTCTTAAGAAGTTTACCGAAAACAAAGATAAAATTCTGGTAAAACTGACCCGAAACTAATGAAATCTTTTTTACAATTTATAAACGAATCTGCAGCACAACAAGCAGCTAGACTTGGTTTAGTTGGTGATGGTCATGGTGGATGGTATGATAAATCTACGGGAGAGTTTACTGCAAAGACAGAAAAAGGAAGACTAAAGTTTTATAATAAGAGACAAAGAGTAGGTCAACAAGATCCACCACAGAGTGAACAGGAAAAGAACTTATCTAAGACAACATATTCAGAACCAGAACAACAGGAAGTTGAGGCACAGCAGGAAGAACCACCATTTCAACCCAATAAGAAAAATAAGGGCACTCTTACAATTGCATTTGGTAGATTTAATCCACCACATCTAGGTCATCTTCAATTAATGAATACTGCTGCTAGTTCAGTAGAGGGTAAAAAAGATGACTATATGATTGTTCCATCAAGAAGTAATGATCCAAAGAAAAATCCATTAGATCCAAACACAAAAGTAGATATTATGAAAGCTATGTTTCCACAACATGCCAACAATATTATGAATGATACCAATGCAAGAACAATATTCGATGTTCTAAATGGTGCAAATAATGCTGGATACGCAAATGTAAAAATTGTTGGTGGTGCAGACAGAGTAAAGGAATTTACAAAACTAGCAAATAATTATAATGGTAAACTTTATGATTTTGATCAGGTTGATGTAATTTCATCAGGTGATCGTGATCCTGATGCTGAAGGTGTAGAGGGTTTATCTGCATCAAGGATGAGACTTGCAGCATCTGAAAATGATTTTAAAGCATTTAGTAAAGGTTTACCAAAAGATTTAGATAAAGATGCTAAGAAACAAATATTTACTGCAGTAAGATCTTCCATGGGTATTAATGAAGAGTGGGGTATATGGGAGATGGCACCTAAGTTTGATCTTCAAACACTTCGTGAGAATTATGTCGATAATATTATCTACAAATTAGGTGAGTTAGTTGAAAATGTTAATACTGGTATGGTTGGTAGAATTATTAGGAGAGGAACAAGTTATGTGATTTGCGTTACAGAAAATAAAATGATGTTTAAATCATGGATAAAAGACATTAATGAAGTCAATAATTACAATAAACTCACTGCTATTAGTGGAGTTTCTGCAGAAAATAGATTAGTAGGCACAGATAAACACCGAAAATATGCAGAAACTATGGTTCGAGGAAGTAGTTACGGTTTAGATTTCATAAATAAATATAGAAAAAAGTCTTAAGCAACATTTTACAATGAGTACTAATATTTCTGAAGGATTACCTGCGAGAAAAAAGGCAGCACCAGTAGTAGATGCACCTAAAGGTGGACAGGAATCTGGTGGAAAGAAGGGAGGCACTGCAGAAAACTCCGCTAAGAGAATTCGTCAAGCAGTTTATGATATTCGTTACCGTGCTCGTAGAGAAGATATTGATCTTAAGCAAGCATTTTCTCAGTATATGTCTAACACATCTATGGATCAAAAAGATAGAGCAGAAGTTCGTGCAAAACTATTTGGCAAAGGTGGTGGAGTATCAGAACAGTATATCGGTGCGTCTGATGATTGGGCACTAGAGAGTTTTTCAAAAGCATTTACATCAGTATTTGAGCATCATCAAAAAGATAAGGATGGAAACACAATTCCACATGAAGACGAGATAGTAACCGAATACGAGAGAAAGTTATCTGAAGAGAAAGCAAGAAAATATAAGGTTAGAGTTACAGATCCTAAAACTGAAAAGTCATACGTGCGTTATGCAGATCGTGAAAAGATTACTGCATTAAGAGGTAAGGGTCTTAAGGTCGAAATGACTGAGTATGGAACACCTTATGAAGGTGAGAAGAAGAGAGGCGAACAAACTGCTAAAGCACTTGGTGGTGGTAAGTTAGATCCAGTTGGTAAGGAAGATAAAGATGTAAACAATGATGGTAAAGTCAACAAAACAGACTCTTATTTAATGAATCGACGTAAGGCAATTGGTAAAGCAATGGCTAAGGAAGAGTTTCTTTCTGACGGAACTACTAGCACAGAACCATCTGGTAAGAAAATAAATCCAAAGGGTGTGGATAATTATAAGACAGGTGCAGTTCAGATTGCTCCAGTAGATGAAGCAGATCCTCAAAATGGATATGGTGTTAAGGAAGAGGTAGAGAAGAAAGATAATCGTGCTAATTATGCCTACATCAACTTTATTAAGAATAAGTTGAGAGCAGGAATGGGTATTAAAAACCCAATGGTTATGGTTGATCCTGATAAAGCAAAGGAAAAGTTTGAAAAGATGGCAACATCAATAACTGCATCTACTGGAGAGGAAGAAGAAAATGCATGTGAGGGTAATATTATTGATAGAACTGCTACTCAAACAACATATGGATCTGGTGGTAAAATAAAGTCAACGGAGATTGCTAATATTGCTACTGGAGGCAATCAAGTTAAAAAGATGGTGAATAAGACATCAATCGGGAAAACTGGTTTCCAAGGGACTCAGGCTGAATTTGATAAAAAGTATGGTATTAATAGTTCATATGATCCATTATCAAACAAGGTCC